CCCTTCATCGGGCGCAGGGTCATCAGCGAGAACAGCGCCGGGTCGAGCAGGAAGATGTCGCGGGCGCGCTGGTAGCGGCTGTTGACGATCGAGTAGCGGCCGAAGTCGCCGACGTATACCTCGACGGTCGCGTTCAGCGTCTTGTCTTCGGTCTTGTCGAACTTCGTCGCGCCACCGGTAAAGCCCGAAACGGTCGCGCGCTGCGCCGACGGGACGAACAGCAGGGAGGGGTTTCCGCCCTGGTCCCAGCACGACTTCGCCACGTCCTTCAGCATCTGCTCGGTGAGGGCGCGCAGCGTGCCGTCGGTCGGAGCGGTGTTGTTCGCGGGCAGCGGGTTCGGAGCCACGCCGGTTGCGCCCAGGCTGTTGTTGGTGGCCAGCCAGCCAGCGACACCACGAGCCTGGCCCGCGACGCCGGCGGCGGCCGCGATCATGGTGGTGTTCTGCAGTGCGGCGAATTCGATGTCGCGCTTCAGCTCGACCATCTTCTTCGCGTCCTGGTACGCGATTTCCGACTTGCGGCCGGCCTTCGACACCGCTTCCTGCGAACCGGTGACAGCGTAGGTCTTTTCCGAGATCTGCATGCGGTTGCCGACGCGCGCGGTCGGGGTGATCGCGACGAACGATGCTTCGTTGCCCTGCTCGACCTTGTTGTTGGTCGCGGCGGCCAGGGTGTCGGTCTGCCATTCTTCGTACTGTGCCGAAGCCTTTTCCTTGCCGATCGACGACAGGAACGGGGTCTCTTCCGGGTTGATGTTGAAGATCTCGTCCGCGAGGGATTCGCGCAGGCCGGTCGCGTTGAAGGTGGCCATTGCGTTTGCGAGTTGTGCCATTTTCTTGGTTCCTTACATGGTTTTTTCGAGGAGCGCGGCAAAGTTGCCGAGCGACTTGTTTTTTGCGAACTTCTTGACCTGGATTTCCAGGCCGGTGGCCGGGGCGGTCGCAGCCTGCTTGGCAGGCTTGATGGGCGCCGTCTTTACCTTGTTGACCGCGGCCGGTGCCTTGGACTGCAGCGCCTTGAGCTGCATGGCGTCGTGCACCAAGCGGACGAAGCGCGGGTCGCTCACGACCTGCAGCTCCTGCGCGGTGAAGCCGTAGCCGCGGGCGGCGGCGTCGAGTTTGCCGAGCATTTCCTGGTTGAAGCCGGGCAGGGAGGTCTGCAGATCGGCAAACATGCGTTGCTGCGCCTGCGCCAGGTTCTGCTGCTGCTCGGCCTGCCGCTGCTGTTCGAGCTGCTGCACGCGGGTAGCGATCCCGGTACGCTGCTCCTTCAGTTGCTGCACCTGCGTGAACGCTTGCATGTAGCCGATCGGGTCGCTGTTCTGGTCCATCGTGGAGATGTACTGTTCCAGCGCTGCGATCTGCGAATTAGCCGCGTGCAGGACGCCCAGGTCCTGCGCGTAGGTTTGCGCTACCTGGAACTGCTGCTGGATGACCTGGGTCGCTTGCTCCCGCTCCTGCGCGAACGTCTGCGTCTTGTGGCGGTAATCCTGGTCGCGCATGTAGCCTTGCTTCAGCTCGGCGACCGGGACTTCGAACTTCTCACCGGATCCGGTCTCCCAGCTAACAACGGTGTCGTCCAGCGATTCCGCGTTGGGTTGATCGCCTTCCTGCTCGACGGGTTGCTGCTGGTCATCCTCCAGTTCGGGCTGGGCCTCGGGATCGCCGCTTTGCGCCTCCGGGGCGGGTTGGGCGTTTTCGGGATCCGGCTGCGATTCGTCCGCTTCGAGGGCGGCCGCGAGCTGGTCGATGCTGGTGATGGGTTCGTGCTGTTCTTGCGACATGGTCATCCTTCCAAAGAATGTGACTCCCAAACAAAAGCCCGCACGCGGCGGGCCTTGGGTTGGTCTTTTTTCGGGTCGCGCTCAGGGGCGCGCGACGTGCCCAGGGGATCAGTGGGTGCTGCCGTCGTTGTAGGTGGCCTGCAGCGGGCCGTTCGTGATCGGGAAGCCCGAGTAGACGCCGATGCGGTGGCCGGGTTTCGCGTCCGGGTGGCTGATCGCGGTCACGACCAGATCGACGGCCTGCGCGGCCTTTTCGTGGGCGGCGATGAAGTCGTCCAGATCCGGGATCGGCGCCGCTGCCGGCGCTTCGGTCGGCGCGAGCTCGAGCGCGTTCGGTGCCGCTGCCTCTTCTGGCGCCAGATCGGCTGCAGCATCGCGCTCGACCGGCTTGTCCTCGATGGGCATCGGTTCCGGCGCTTCGGTCGGCGCGGGCGTCGGCTTGGGGTCTTCCTTCGGTGCTGCTGTGGTCTTCTTAGCTGCCATTGAGGCGCTCCTTTACGCGGGTGAGAATGGATTTGCGCTCCTCCTCGGCCTTGAGCTCGGCCGCGGTGACCGCGCCTTCCTCGAGCACGATCTGGAACACTGTTTCGAACCGGCGCTTCGCCTGCAGCAGGCGGTGCAGGTACTCGCGCCCCTCCACGTCGCGCGCCGGCAGGTCCTTCCAGGCGGCGGTGATGCCGTCCTCGATGATCTGCAGTGCTTCCTTGACCATCGGGTCTTCGATGATGCGTTTCGCGGCCTCGGCGCGGGCCGCGGCGGCGCGTTGCTGGTCATTCATGCGGGAATCCTTGTTGCTGGACGGCTGGCTGCTGCCGGTTCATGGCCTCGTGGTCCTTGCGGGCCTGCTCGCGCGCGGCGACCGCTTCCTTCAGCGACAGCTCACGCTCCTTGATCTGCAGCTCTACAGTCTTGATCTGCAGGTCGAGCTGCTTGAGCTCTTTGTCGGCCGCGATCTTCTCGCGCTGCCCCTGTAGCTTGATCATCTCGACTTCCTTCTGCGCCTCGGCCAGCACCTGTTCGGGCATCGGCGCGGGCGGCGCCGGCGGAGGTGGCTGCACCTTGGCCGGATCGTTGAAGAACAGGTCCATGCCCTTGACGTTCATGGCCTTGAGCAGCGCGCGGTAGGCGTTGTACAGCTTCGCCTGGTCGAACATGGGCGAGCCCGTCTGCATCAGCTGCTTCTGCTCGGCCACGATCATCATCAGGTTCTGCACCTGCTCCTGCTTGTCGCCGGTACCCAGACCCACGTTCACCGAGGCGTCCATCTCGTCCGACCAGGCGCGCGGGTCGAACTGCACCCACTCGTTGCGTAGACGGACGGTGGCCGCCTTGTCCTGGTGTTTGCACACCAGCTTGAGCAGCAGCTTGAACAGGTCCTTCACGCCCGTCTCGGCCATGATCCGGGCGATCATCTGCAGGCGCTGCTGGCTGGCCGTCATGATCTTGGCCACGCCGGTAGCGGTCTTGTTCAGGCTGTCCGCCTCGAGGCCCTGGTTGTACCGGGTGATGCCGGTCCGGATCTCGCGTCGAGTGTCCATGAACTCGATGCCCTGCAGCGCCGGCGCCGCCACCACGCTGGTAACCAGCGGCGACAGTGCCTCCAGCATCGGTGCCTGGCCGCGGACAATGCCGCCGATGCGGTTGTCCAGCAGGTCGCCCAGGTTCACCTTCGCGTTCATGTTCACGTAGGTGCGGGGGTTGTTGGCCAGGTACAGCGAATCCAGGTACTGGCGCGTCAGCGCGGTGTTCGTGGCCTGGATCGGCGCCGTCACGTCGGCCAGGGCCAGGCCGTGCACGCGGTGCGGGATCGGGATCGGCGTCACCAGGCAATAATCGTGGCCGTCGGCCTCCTCGTTCTTCAGGGTGAGGTTGTCGCCGCGGAGCACATACCGCCATTCCGAGATCCCGTCGCCGTCGTGATCGCACTGGATGAAGCCCTCGAACAGGGTGACTTCCTCCATGCTCTTGTCGAGGCTCTGCTCGTCGTCCAGGGCGTCGGTTTCGTCGTCCGACAGCGATTTCAGGGACTCGGCGCCGTCGTGCACGCTCATGTCGTAGCTCTGGACCGCGTAGGCCCTGGCCTTCGGGATGCCCATCTCGACCAGCTCGGAGCGGCGCAGTACCGTGTAGTTGCCGACCAGGGGGCTATCGTAGATCGAGCAGGCCCGGCGCGACACCACGAAGGTCTCGGGGCGCACGTTGCGGATGCAGACCTGGCCCTTCTTGCGGGTGACCTTGATGGTCAGGTCGTAGAGCATCTTCGGCGGCTGGGCCAGGTACTGCTGCACCTGGGCGGCCTGGTCGGGCTGCATCACGTTGATGGAATTGACCATTTGCGCGCGCTGCTGCTCGTCGTCTGGATCCGGGTATTCCTGCTGCTCGAGCACCTCGACGCCTTCCTGCTGCATGAGCAGGGTCAGCTGCATCTGGTCCAGGCCGGCGTAGGATTCGCGCGTCACCTTGTCGGCGTCGTTCCAGAAGGCGCGCACCACGCCGATCTTGGCCAGTAGCGCGTCCTTGAACCAGGTGTTGAAGATCAGGAAGCCAGGGTTCTGCTTCTTGACGATATGGTTAATGTAGTCGGTGGCCTGCTGCGACCACTGCTCATCCTCGACGCCGACCGGTTCGAACTCGCCGATGTTGTCGCCCGACAGGAAGATGTCCAACAGCGAGGGCAGGGCGCTCTCGACCACCTCGAATACGTCCCAGCTCACGACCTGGGAGCGGCCTTCGACCTCTTTCCCGTCGGGCAGGCCGAGGTAGTACGCGTAGTTGCGCTCGCGCTCGGGGTTGATGGCGTGGTTCTGCCAGGCGGTGGCCTGCTCGATTTCGTGGTCGAGCAGCTTGTCAAAGGTCTCAGCGGAGAGTTTCGGCATTACACAATTCCAATCGATTTGTAGGGCAGGTCGCCCTCCCAGGCCTTGCGGCCGATGTCGCCGTAGGCGATCGCGTGGCGCCGCATCATGTAGGCGTAGCGCACGGCATCCAGGACGTCGTCGCGCACCTTCGAGATCTTCCCTTTCGGGTCACGGTGGTACTGCAGGAACTCATCGAAGAAGTCGCGTAGGCCGGCGAACACCTTGAAGCGCCCGCTGAGCATCAGGTCGCGGATCTCGAACAGGCCGGCCTCAACTCCGTTACCGCCGTCTTCCCAGGTGGCCTGCTCGGCAAGCATCTGGAAACCCGCATCCTCGTAGTACGACTTCTGCTGCTTCGCGCTGCCTTTCTCGGTCTGCAGGCCGTCGGCCGGCCACGCGGTGGGCACGTCGGCCGCCCAGGACTTCACCGCACCCCAGGCCTCGATCGGCTTGGTCTGCGCCCTCTTCCACGCCTTGGTGACGTAGAACATATCGCCCTCAGGGTCGAACACCAGCTGCGCGTGCGCCTGCGGGTGGTCCCAGCCGAAGTCCATGCCATCGATGACGCGGAAGTGCTTCGGGATCTCGAAGGGCTCGCAGGTGATCGCCTCCTCGGCCAGGTCGTAGATTCGTCCATGTCCCAGCATCGGGACTCCTTTCGTTCGCATGTCGCGTTGATGCGCCGGGTAGCTAGCCAGCAGCCCTTCCTTGGCCTGCTCGCTCAGGTGCGGCGCATCGTCCCAGCCCTTTTGCATGCACTTCTGGGCGGGCGATGGGGTGTCCATGAACTGGATGACCAGCTCGGTGCGGCCGTTCTCGGGCGTGAAGGTCAGGATGCCGCGGCCGCCGGCGCCGCGGTCACCGGTAGCAGTACGGGTAAGCACCTGGGGGAAGATGTCGCGGTCGCGCGGCTCCTCATCGATGTGGAACCAGTCGACGCTATCGCCCATCAGCGCGTGCTGGCCCTGCGAGTACGACCAGAACTGGATCACCGAGTCGCCGGCCTGGACGTCGCCGCCGCCGATTTGCCGGACGTAGACCGTGCGCAGCGCGTTCGGCGTGCCGGACATCGCCTCGTAGCCCTTGATGTGTTCGGGCGGGATCAGTCCGCCGGCGAAGCTGCTGCCGTCCTTCCTACCGAGGATTGGCTCCTGCAGCAGGTCGCGCGTTTTCTCGCCCGAGTAACCCAGGCACCAGATCAGCGGCGCGTGGCCGAAGGTGTGGCCTTCCCAGTCGTCCGGGTAGTTGCCCAGGGCGTGGATCGCGTCGATGTAGGTGCCGGTGTAGGTCTTGCCAATGCGGTTCGCTGCGATCAGACAGACCTGGGAGTAGGTGGCGGTGTTGCCGATGAACTCGCGCTGCCAAGCGTAGAGCTTGCGGTGCAGGGTGCGGTAGCGGTAGACCTGGGCGCGGCGCTCGCGCTCGTGGAGCAGGGCCAGTAGCAGCTCCTTTTCGGCCCGGCTAGCTGCCGTCATGCTCGGCGGCAGCAGACATCGCCGCGATCTTGGCCTCCAGCTCCGCGTCGCTCAGCTTCGAGACCTGGTGCTGCACCGGGCCGCCGCCGTCGCCGGTGAGCTGCAGCTGGCGGCCGTACTTGCGCGGCTTCATCTTCTGGGCCGCCTCGACCCGGGCGTAGATCTGCAGCTTGGCCTTGGCCACGGCCGTCTTCGTGCCGCGCGCGCTATCGGCGATCTCGACAATCTCGTCGATGAAGGTGTCGGCCTGCTCGTCCTTGGCCAGCTCGTACATCTTGCGGAAGTCTTCGTTCTCGGCCAGCCAGCGAAACACGGTGGCCTTGCTCGGCATGCCGGGGAGCTTGCAGATGGCCCGGATACTCTTGTCGCCTTCCGCGACGGCGGCGCAGAACTTCGCTGCGAGCTTGGGCGTATAGGCGGTGTTGGCCATGGGATTTCATCAAAAAAATGCCCGGCCGCTGTTGGGGCAGGCCGGGCGGAATGTCCTGGGCGGCAACCACGCTACCCAGGAGAGGAGACACAGGAAATGGGACAATGGGAGTTCGACAAACAGCTCAGTGGTCCTGAGCACCCACAACATGAGGAGCCCGTTGATGAGAGAACCCATTGATCCCGAAAACTGCCAGCTCGACGTCAGGATCACCGTTACCGCTGATGATGCGAAGGTAGCGCAGCTGCTGCAGGCCTTGTCGCGCGAGTTCGGACACCTCGGCACGACTCCAAAGGAGGAGTCGAACCGCTTCGGTCGACCTGGCGAGCGCGTCATCACTTTCTCGATTACCGAGACGAATGACTTCGAGCTTGAATGGGTCCGCGCAATGCTGACTGAGCTTGGGATCGACGGAAAGCGCGAGATCACCGGCACGCTGAACAACCGCTGAAAGCAAAAAGCCCGCTACCTTTCGGTGCGGGCTTTCGCTGGAGACGCCGGGGGCTCCCATTTGGGAAACCACGCGCGTCGAATTTCTGGACGGAATTAAGTTGTGGAGTGGAATTTACTGCTGAGATTTCCGCCTGTCAAGCAATTTCATGCCGCGTGGAACTTATCTGTGGCTCCCAGCACACCCTCGACGGCTGCCTGCGCTTGGCGGAAGGCGCTCACGAACACGGTCGCCGGCTTGTGCGCGATGCCGAGCTTCCGGCAGACGATGTGCGGCTCCCGCTGCTCGATGTAGCACAGCTTAAGCATCAGCCGGTCGCGGTGCTTCACATGGCGCATGGCCTGTTCGATGGCGTGCGCATCGGCCTCGTCCACCTTGCGGCGTTCGCCGGTGGCGCCTTCGCCCAGGGCTTCGCGCTTTAGCTGGTCGCAGAAGGCGGCCGTGGCGCTCACGCCGATGGTGCGGCCGGGGCGGTAGACGCGCGCCCAGTTCTCCAGGCGCGCACCGATGTCGCGGCGTTCGTGGTCGGTCAAGGTGCCATCTCCAGCAGTTTGCGTTTGGCCTGCTCCAGCGCCCACAGCATGTCGCCGCCGTCGGCGTAGCTGGTGGCGACGAAGAAGTCGCCGTCGTGGTCGTAGCCGATCACCACCACGGCCTGGAGCTGACCCTGCGCTTTGGCGAGCACGCGCTCGGGGTCGAGGTCCAAGCGCGTGATGCCGTTGAAGTCGAGGATCTTGGCGGTCAAGCAGCCTCCCGCACCGGCTGCACGCCTTCCTGGTACTGCGCCAGCGACAGGATGGCCAGAGCATCAGCCTCGTTGCTGTCCTTCGGCCGGAAGCCCTTGGCGCGCGCGGTCTCGCACATGGCCGCCTTGTCCGCGTTGCCCTTGCCGGTCCAGTGCTTCTTGACGACGCCGACGCCGACGGGCACCAGGCGCACGTTATTCGACGCGCACCACATCTCGAGGCAGGCAAGGAAGCCGCCGTAGACGTGCGCGGCCAGGGTGCCGGCGTGCTGCTTCACGTCCTCGTAGTAGACCGCGCCGATGTCGCCGCCGGCCTGCACGCGCTGCTCGTTCAGGAAGGCGCGGAACTTGAGCCAGCGGTGGCCGGGCTTCTCCATCCGCCCAGGTGCGAACTTCTCGCTGCCGCTGGCGATGGTGCCGGCGCGCGCGCTGCGGGCCCAGCCGGTCTGGGTGCCGATATCAATCGCAAGGATGATCATGCGACGCTCCGCGCGGCCTGGGCCGGGATGATCTGGGCCGTGTCAGGAATCTCGGCCCGCCAAATTTGTGGAATCTCGCCGCCATGCCATACGTTGTTGCTGGTCCACTCGCGCGAGCCGTCCAGCATGCGGAAGTGGAAGCGATGACCAGCAAACCCGAGCAATCGCCCGCTGCCAGGGTTGTCGACGTTGCCGCCGTCCGTGTAAATGTTCCCGCCCGCGATAACCGCTGTGCTGTGGTGGTGGCGGTTCGGCGTCTTCACTGGATCGTTCAAAAAACGCCAGTAGAAGTCGCAGCTAAAGCAAAGCTGGCGCGCTACCAGGTCGGCTTTCGTCTTCTCGTTGTAGTGGCACTCTTCGTGCTCGCCGCACTTCACGCAGGTATGGCTCATGGGTGGGTTCTCCTCGTTGTTGTCGTAGCGCTCGCGCGCGAAATGGTCTCAGGCTGCTCGATGCGCATCGCTTCCCTGGCGAACTGCGTCTGGATCGGCAGCAGGCTGGCGTCCCCGGCACGCTCACGTTCCAGGATCTCGACGGCCCACTGCCTGCTCGGTGGCGTACGGCCCAAGGTCGACAGCGCACGCTCCAGCGCCTTCTGCGCGGCTTCTCGGGTGCGGGCCTTCTCGGGTGCGGTGAGCTGCAGCATCGGGCGCGGAACCTCCTCCCATTCGCCCTTGGCCATCTGCTGCTCGAGCGAGGCTTCCCACCGCGGCTTGACCTGGCTGTAGGTCTGCTGCTGCAGGTCGGTGGCCAGCGGCATGGCGGCCCAGTAGATCGCGGGGTGGGACCACTTGCCGTGCTCGCCGGCGAAGCGCGCGGTGACGCCTGCGACGGCCTCGTAGTAGGCCTTGAGCGGGTCGACCGGTGGCCGGCACATGCGCTTGAACTCGGGCAGGGTAGGGGGCCAGTCGCGGGCCTCCAGGCCATCGAGGCCGCGCTTCAGCTCGGCGCCGGTGAAGCCTGCGAGCTGCTGCCCCCAGTAGCCGAGCAGCTCGTCGGCATCGGCTCCAGCCCACTGGTCGGTGAACTTCTTGCCGTAAGCGAGCAGCATGCGGTGGAACAGGCTTTCAACCCAGCTTGCGGGCAGTGCCTGGAGTTGCGTTGAGGTCGATGATTCGGTCGTCGGCGTCGTGTGCATGGCGGGTCTTTCCGGTGAGGCGGTCGGCCAGGGTCCTGGCTTTGTCGTTGGCGGTCTGGTAGGCGGGCTGCTGCTGGGGGCGTGCGGCACCGGTGGCGTTCAGGGTCGAGGCATCCTTGGCCCAGCGCTCGAGGATGGCGAACACGTAGCCGGGCTTGATGGCCACGTCAGGTTTCGACACCCGTGCTTCGCTGCAGGCGGCCAGAACGGTCTCGACGGAGACGCCCTGCGCAGCCAGGGCCAGCAGTCGTGGATCTCCGGACTGCGCGGCAATCCCGGCGCGGATCATCGCTCCGCTCAGCTGGGCAGCCGAGGCGACGCCTCCCCCCGCGCCCAACTCCGGTTGAGTAGACGCGGTGTTTCCTACTACTGGTGTCTGGTGACTGGTGTCTGGTGACTGGGTAGCCGTTGCGTCACGCGTGACAGATTGCGTGACATCGCGTGACGTAACGCGTTCCAGCAACGTGACAAGCTCGTCTGTTGATGTATCGAACGACGGCACCTCGCCGTGTTCGCGTAACGCGTCGAACAGTTCTTTGCGGCGTTGGCGGTGACGGCGCTGGCGTTCCTTCTCGGCCTCACGTTTCGCGTCCTTGCCCTCGGCCTTGCCCATGTAGCGCGCGATCTCGGCGTCGCAGCGGCCGTTGTGCCAGCCGTCGACGTCGAGCGTGAAGAACTCGTTCAGCACCGTGTCGACGGCCTCTCGTTCCTCTTTGGTGCGTGCGCCGACCAGGCGCTGCACAGCCTTGAGGTCGGCAGGAAGAGGGCGCTCCTGGGCGTAGTACTTGCGGATCAAGCGGCTGTAGGCCGCGTCCTCGATGAATGTGAGGTGGGCCGTAGCTTCGGCATAGTCGCCGATGTGGTGCTCGTAGTAGTTCATGAGCGGCACCCTCCGCGGCTGCGCAGTTTCAGCTGCAGCAGGATGGTGGCCGCCACACGAGCAGCACGCGCAGCCCGGCGCGCTTCGGCCGTGAGCTGCTTGTGCAGGATGGTGGTGGACGTGAGCTTCGTCATGGTGGCGAAACCTCCGCAGTCAGCACCTCGGCCTGCTGGCGGAAGAACGCGCACCCTTCCTGGCGTTCGCATCGATCCCATTCTTCCTGCCAGGTTTCGATCGCGCAGGCGGCATGCCAGTTGAAGCCGTGATCGTCACGGCCGGCGCCGCGCGCGTGCGCTGCCCTGGCCTTCGCCTTGATCAAGGCCTTGCTGATGATCGGGTCCGTCATGGCTGCCCCGCTTTCCCGGCTTTGCGGAACTTCTCTGCGGCTTCCTGCAGATCCTTCACGCTCTTGTCGAGCCGGCCGTATTCGCGCGGTTCGTCACAGGTCTTGCGCGCGCGCTTGTAGACCCGGTTGCGGATGACGACGTTGTCGGTCATCGCGAGCAGCTTGGAGGCGTCTGGCGCCTGAGCTGGTGTATCCATCGGTTCACTTCCTTTCGGGCTCTGGTGCTGGGCCAGGCCTGTACATCGTTGATTCTTGGTGGCGCAGACGGAACCCGTTTTCAAAGGTGCCTCCGCGAGCTGGTGACGCCACGCCCGCGGGCAGCTGCGCGACC